AATCCACAGGAGCGAACAAGTAAGTAGACTTAGCAACAATGTAGTTACCCATGCTCTCTTTGTTCTTGATGTTGATGCCCAGCTCTTTAAGCTTCTCACAAGCTGCATCACTCAAGTTACCAATGGTACATTCATACTTCTTGTTGTCTTCGTTGAACTTAGTGTTAAAGTTATTCATCCAGTTGCTCCAGAAGATTTCACCAGCAACTTTAACGGGTTTCAATGTATCAATACTCATTTCATTTTCCTTTAACTATCAATGCAGCTCTTGTGACGGGTGAGCTGTATTACCCGATGCCAGATCTTCCAAGTACACAAGTGCAGATAATAGCACAGTATATACCTCTTCAAGATCTAGATCCTCTCCTATCTTAATCCTGAAAGTTTCACCTTCAACATTAAACAGTATTTGATTCTTATCAATGTGTTTCACGCCAGTTGTTACCAATCTTGTACTCCCCGTCTAGTGGACAACGAAGCTTGAAATGCAACCCAGCTTCAACGATACTTTGCTTTGCAGCTTCACCCACGATTGTAGCATATATCTTAGGAACTTCCAGTTGAAATTCATCATGGACATTAGCTACCAACTTCACAGGCCACTTGTTAGCCTTAGTCTTATCATAAAATAATACTAAAGCTTTCTTCATCACAATCGCCCCAGCCCCTTGAAGGAGCGAATTGAGGGCAGCGTGTTCTGAGCGAACCCATATCTTACGACCATCAAGCCCCGGTACAAAGCCCTTACTCGCATATCTACTAACCGTATTTCTAAGACGCTGTAGGGCTGGTGTGTTCGCAAGAAAGGAGTCAATAAGTTTCTGTCCCGCTTTAGCATTACCACCGACGATGGAACCAATCTTAGCTGGCCCTGCACCGTATAGGAATGCGTAAATAAACGTCTTCGCTTGATCTCTGGTTTGTAACCCAGCAGCTTTTTGGTTCTGGGTGTGAACATCTGTACCTTCCTTTGAAGATCCTTCAGTGACCGTTTTAACATATTCATCATCTTTCATATAATGTGCAAGCATACGCAGCTCAAGGCCACTAGCGTCACAACCAACCAATACGTTACCTGCTTCCACAGTCCAACACTCTCTACACTCAGGGCCATAGATACTCCCAGCATTAGGAATCTGTGCCATGTTAGGACTACTGTGTGTCATCCTACCAGTTACAGCTCCGTTCGTTATTACCTTACCATGAACTCTACCGTCCTTACCCACAGACTCTAACCAGCTTTCAATCTGAGCTACACGTTTCTGCAGCATTAGGTACGTGGCAATCAACTGAGCCTCAGGCAATGCAACTTTAGCAAGTACAGACTCATCGACAATAGCCTGACCCTTCTCAGTGAACACCTTAGGCTTCCATCCTAGCTCCATCAGCTTCTCTCCGATCTGCTTTCTACTTCCGGGATTGAAAGTATCAACGCAGTCTTTGATTGGCTTTCCACTGGTCTTGTGGAACCTTGGTGTGACCACTGGAGGCCATCTCTCTTGCATCTGCTCATAGATTCCAGCCATCTTTCCTTTGATGTCAGCAAGTAAGCAAGTGGCATAGACTTGATCGAGTTTGAATCCATGTCGTGTCTGCTCCTCAATGATTGCTGCTACCTTATGCTCAAGAGCAAGGCTTTCTTGTGAAAACTCTTTCTTAGTGAGTTCATCAGTAAGATGAGTATAAAGATTACAAGTGACCTCAACGTCCCTAATGCAATAATACTCCAGAAGAGCCATGTGAGGAATGTTGAAGCACTCACCTTTGTATTCCTCTCGTCGTTCCATCAGCCATTCCCATATCCTCTTGTAGTCAACCTTCTTAACTGTCCCCATCCTGTTGCCCCATGCGTCTAAGCTGTGCCCGTTCTCTACTGAGGGATCTAGCAGTCTTGAGGCTATCAGTGTATCGTACACTTGGTTCAAGCGAATCTTCGTACCCCAGAGCCGATTCAATATCGGGAAATCGAAGCCTATTCCGTTCTGAGCGATTATCAACGTAACGTCCTTTAAATACTCCACGAGGCTGTCTGCTGCTTTCCATACGTTCACTTCTCCACTGTCAATGTCCTTAGTTACCACCATCCAAATCGTGTTGTGATCTAAGGTTGTCTCTATGTCCAATACGATACGCTTCATATTCTGCTTTCAAGTCTTCATAGTGGTGAATGAGTAACTGATACTTGTCCTGCATTTCATAGTACTTAGTCTCCAAGTCCAACATTCTACCAGCTATCGTGTCTACGTCAATCATTCTTACCTCTATATGTTAGTTCAGGGCAATCATACACAGGAACTTCTTTCCAGTTAGGGTGATACGCTGACTTAATTATCACACCTTCATAACCACCCTGTTGAGTATTTGTTTTCTTAAGCCTTGCTTTGTATGCTCGTTTGTGTGCATACTTCCTCTCCTTGTTTTTCTCAGCCCACTCACGAGTATTGAGTTTCCTCTGTGCAATCCGTTGTTCAATGACTTCAGGTGATACACCTCTAGCAATCATTCCTTCAACCCACTTACTCATTTTGCAGCCTCCATGTATAGCCCCACGTTACCTAGTGCATAACCTACAAAGGCTATACCCAGACCAGTATTCCCTTTGACGATCAAGTCAATGGCTACAATAGTGTAGACCACTCCAACTACAGCAATTAACCATGCACTCATTTGTTTTGCTCCTCTTCTAGCTTATCCCTCTCTTTGTCAAACTCTACATCACGTTTTTTATCACCCTTGTCACGACCAAAGATTAAGTCCCATCGAGCCTCATACTGCTCCTGAGCTACACTGAAAGGATTAGCCTTCTTTTCAGTCATGTTATCAATCTCTCGTTGTACATCTGAGTCTCTCATAAATATTCCTTCCACACTATTACAGGTGTGTCTTTTCCAATGTAAGCACCTTCAATGTTAAAGTCTATATACTCAACGGCCTCTTCATCAGACATACCATCTCTAGTCATTAGTTGTTCAATCATCTTCTCACTATCATAGACCAATACCTCAACACGTTCATTACCGTTCCATATTAAGGCCGTACCTATCTTCGCTACATCAAAGCCATCCCACTGTTTCATAGCACCTCCTCTTGTACCTCAACCATACGACCAGTGTTCATGTCATACTTCAACACACACGCTGGCCCTGTATAACCATTGTAACGATTCTTAGCCACAGCTACCTTAGTCATGTGACGTTCATTATCATCTGCTGCCATGCTGTTACGCTCCAAGGTAATTACAGCATCACTGAGCTGAGCAATAGCACCTGAGCCTCTGAGCTGCGACAATGACACACTGCCGCCATCTTCGTGCCCTTGGTTGCCTTGCAGTCTACGAAGGTGACTGACACAGATCAAGGTAATCTCCAACTCTTGAACCAGTGTCCTGAGCTTCGTCATCATGTTATCAATAGCCTTACGCTCATCTCCATTGTCTTGACCAGATATAACAATACTGATGTGGTCAAGAAAGATAACCCTGCAATCGCAAGCTTTAGCCATGTATCGGATTCTGTTGGCAATGTTGTCAACGTCACTGCTACCGAAATGGTCAAAGAGATACACACGATTAGTACCAAGTGTTGCATCGAAAGCATCTTTAAGTTCCTTCTCAGTGGTAGGTGTGTCAGGCAAGTGCAGAAGCTTGTTAGCGTGTAACGACATAATGCTTCTAGCTGTCTTTCGAGTGGACTCTTCAAGGAATAACCCTCCAACATTCCACTTGGTAGTGTTCAGTATATTGAACAATATCTCTCTCAGGAATTGACTCTTACCCAGTCCACTACCTGCTGTGACTGTGATTAACTCCGATGGCCTCATACCATACAGGAGTTTGTTCAAGCCCTTCCAAGGGTATATAGCCTCAGCCTTAGCCTCAGGTTTAATCACTTCTTCCCACAGAGATGCAGCATTGATGATGCCATCTGGGATGTACACCTCAGCTCTCCACCACTCATTCACAAACTCTTTGGTAGCACCTGCAATCAGGTAGTCACAAGCATCTTTGTAGCCACTCAAGTGCTTCACAATCTTAGCCTTCTGACCAAACAGTTCAGCTACCTCTTTAGAAGCTTTCTTGCCCGGCTCATCAGCATCGAAGCAGATCACAATGCTATCGAAGGAGTTAAGCCACTCATACTGTGCCTTGCAGTCCTTTAAAGCGGCCTGTGCACCGTTCCTGACTGACACCACAGGGTAGAGGCTACCATTCATCTGAAAAGCTGCTAGAGCGTCAAGTTCTCCTTCAGTGATGGTGACTGCTTTGCCACCTGCGTGAAAGAGCTGCTGTCCGAAAAGCCTAGCATTCGTGAATGTTCCAAGAATGCTGAAAGTTTTGTCTGCCACTCGTCTAAGTTTTGCTGCGACTGGTGTTCCGGCATCGTCAGTGTAAGGATAAAAGTGCTGTCCATTCTCTTGTGTAACTCCATATTTCTCACAGGTTTGCTGGGTAA